GCGGCCGGTCATCGCACCGCCCTTACCGATGAAGAAAGCCTCGCCGCCTTGGTTCGTGTTCCACCGTCCAGCAGCCTTGCTGTCAGCAGACAGGGCCGCATTGGGGAAAAGTTCCTTGTACCGCGTGTCCTCCACGAGGTTTCGGATCATGCGACCGAACCGCTGAGCGAGTTCAGCAGTGTGGGAGCCCACAATCAGCTTGCTCTGAGGACGCTTGCCCATCAAATAGGCAGGGAACAGGTAGCTGCCCATCTGGGATTTCCCGTGCCGGGGCGGCATGGCAATCATCAGGCGCTTGCATTCGCCAGTAACGACCCGGTCAAGGGCCTTCGCGATCCGCCGATGGTGCTCACCGACCAACATTTCGGGCCAGACGTACTGGCAGAAGCTCAAGAAATCTCCCGAAGCGCGTTCTTGTGCTTCAAGGAGCCTGAGCCGCAGCTCGAGGCGCAGCCTTTCGGCTTCTACGTCGTTTTGATTTTCCATCTCTGCAGACCCTGAGGTTCTGAATTTTGCAAATATACCCCCCGGTATTCGATTTACAAAACAAGGGGGTGGGTTTATGGATCCCCCGTCCAGGTTCTCAGGCAGTTTTCCTTGGGCTAAAACTGGGCTACGGGCGAGCCAGCCGAGCTTGGGTGGTTTTATGGCCCTCCCGGGGCTCCGCCCCCCACCTCGGCCTCGCGGCCGAGAGGGCGGAGCCCGGCATAGGGGCGGCCTATCGGCAGCCCGAGACGGATAGCAGGGACTCATGCCAGCGCACAAAGCAAAAGGCCCGCCGGGTGGCGGGCCTGGGTGACTGGGCCGGTGGCCCAGTTGTCGGTTACTCGGCTGCCTTCGCTTCCTCGGCTGCTCGCTTGGCCTTGTAAGCTTGGTAGCTGACCTCGGCCTTGCCCTTTGCGTTCTCGGTCAGGGTGATGTCCTCAAGTCGCAGCTCGGGGCCGCGGCCCAGGTCGTACAGGTAATCGCTGCGGCCGTAATCGTAGTGGGCCTCGATTGTCTGCAGTATTGCCAGGAAGCCGACCAGCGCCTGGACGTCCTTGGTGCTCATGCCCTGGGGCAGTGCGAAGCGGTTACCGTTGATGTTGATGGTACGCATCTCTCTATCCTTTCTAGGTTGCGCTGCAGCGGGGTGCTGCAGCGGGTTTGATTTTAGCTCACGCTGACCTCGAAGGTCAACCCCTGGACTGCATCTCTTACGATGTCTGTCATGTCCAGCTCGCTGACTGCCTCCTTGGCTGCGTCCCCGAGGTCCAGGTTGCTATCGACCCAGGACTCGATGGCGTCATCAAGGTTCAGGTTGGTCTCAACCCAGGACTCGATCAGGTCGTCAAGCGCGTCTTCGGTCACGATCTGGGCGCCCAGGCCGGCAGTCATCTTGGTCATGACCCTGGCGGCGACATCGTCAACGAGCTTGTCATACAGAGAGCCGATCAGGCTCAGAAGTTGGGCTTGGTCCATGTCTCTATCCTTTCTATCGTCGCACCGTGCGACATCGATAATGTCGCACGAATCACTGGCCATGGCCAGTGAATTGTTGCTATCGGCGCCGGGGCGCCGATAGCCGGGGCTCATGCCAGCACCTAGAACGGGATGTCCTGGTCCCAGTCGCTCGGCTCAAACGCGCGCAGCTCTGCGCGCTCGGCCTCGTCGATCAGGGTGTTAAGCAGCACCAGGGCAGCGGTGTACACGGCGAAGCCATCGCGGCCGGCAGCGTTCGCGATGTCGCGAACGTACTCGAGCGCCTCGGGCACCGAGGCGCGGCTTGCGAACAGGGACGCGCGATACTGGCTGATGGGGGTGAGGTAGTTGCTCATGCGGAAACCCCCAACAAGGCATAACCGTCCGACATGTAGGGCCAATCCACCGCCTTAACCCGGGCCTCGGCAAGCGACGAAGCCAGGACGAGGACAATGTAGACCGTCCCGGTGCCGAGGTGCTGAATTCGTGCGCGGTAGGTTTTCATGCTGCGTCCCCCACATAGTGGGCGTCACCCTTTTGGTCAACGTTGACCACAGTAACGATGTTTATGTCAACGAACGCACGGCACCATGGGTCAACCGCGAAATCCTTTGAGAGGGGGTAGCGCACGCCATCCGCCCAAACAAGGACCTCCGCATCGGGGTCGCATCCGTAAAGCAACTGGACCAGTTCTTCAACTTTCATCGCTCTATCCTTTCTAAGGTGTCGCACCATGCGACACCCATAATGTGCCATGGGCCGCGGCCCATGGCCAATGAATTGTTGCTATCGAAGCGCCGATAGCGATAGGGGCATCGGCTCGTCACCGAGGGATGCCACATAGCGCCACAAGTTCGCTAGGCACGTCCACCTCGTCTCCGAGTTTGCTTGCCACATAGCAGCGCATGGCTGCTATGAGTGGCGTGGGGCCTTCTTGTCGATGCGTACCCCCCATCTCTGCTGCCCAACATCCTGACTGGTACAAGTCAATTCCCTCCCGCTCGATGAGCGGGCCCCCTTGCGACCAGTCCCTTGAGTATTGGTACTGTGTCGAATCTTCCTCACAATAATCGACCGCCCAGTCCAGGGCAGCCCCCCTCAACTCGCTCGTCTTGACTTTCATCGCTCTATCCTTTCTAGGTTGACCGCGGCCACCGGCCGCGGTCCGCGAATCCTACACCCCTTCGCTCAATAGTTCAACCGCGCGCAGCTTGAGTGCTGCGCCCGTGCCGAACCACGCGCTCTCGAGCCGCGTGCCGGTGCTGCGGCCGCGCTCGTGGTCCACCAGCTGGGTAACGGCGTTCAACATCGCCCAGCGCGTACCGGCCACACCCGGGATATCGGCGCCGATGGCGGCGCCATTGAATAGCTGCAGCACGCGGCGGTAGGCCTTTGTATCCTTGAGCTCGATGCGGCTCGTATGGTAGGGCTCGAGCAGGGCCCGCACGAATTCGTCCGCCTGATTCGCATCCATCGATACGCCCGCCAGGGCACGGGATTGCACCAGGAAGCGCTCCCACGAATTCGCGACAATGCCCAGCTGCAGGCGGACTTTGTCCGCATCGAATTTCTCCGAGTGCAGCACACGCACCGAGCCGTTGCCCTGGTCCAGGGCGCGCACGATGGTGTTATTGCATACCACGCGAATGTCCGTGAACTTCGCCACCGTGGCCATGGTCCCATCGTAGGACGTGCCAAACAGCAGGTACGGCCGGACGGCGTCACCGTCCACAACTTCCGCGGCCTCCGCCACGCGGGCCAGGGCCCACACCCGGCGGCCATCGCTCAGGGCGCCGGCAGTCTCGAGCTCGAACCCGCCCAGCTCGGCCAGCTTCGCGAAGAACCCCATCAGGTCCGCGGGCTGGACCACGTTGTAACCGTCCGATACCACGGCCAGCGGTGCACCGGTATCGGACCGGTGCAACACCTTTCGATTCGGCCACCGCTGCAGCTCCGTGGCCGCGGGGCTCTCATACAGGACCGGGGACTCGAGCACGGTATACCCGATGCGCGCGGCCTGGGTCCACTCTTCGATGCTGGCGCCCGGCTGCAGCTGGGCGCCCAGGCCGTGCCACGGCGTATTCCCCACGTAGGCCATCGCGGCCGTGCCGGTCGTGGTGTCGATCATATGAGCCATTTTCTCTATCCTTTCTGTTTACGCCCGGCCACCGCGGCCGGGCATGCTTCGCATTGTGCGCGGACCGCGCGCCGCGGTCCAATTGAATTTTTTAATTGAATTTGACCGGCCGATTGAGGCCCGCGGACCGGGGCCCGCGGGCCCCGCGCCACATTTGGCGGGGTATGCGCCAGGGCCCGGGGGCCTGGTTTCCATATGGTGTTTTAACCGCGAACGCGTGTTCGAAATGCGAACAAACCCCCAATGAAGCCCGGCCAGGATACCGGGGCGGTTAATTGTCATCCTGGATCGATCCTGTCGACAATCCACCATAGCGCAAAAAACACCAGCAGCGCCACCAGGAACATTTAGAAATCCTCCCGGCCGATATCACCCGCCACATGATGGCGCAGCATGGAACCGTAGGGCAGGGCTCGAGCAAAATCCCGCAGGGTTTGGACATCGTCGGCAGCGCCCTTCGTCCGGGTTCCGTGCCATTGAATAGCCGTAGGGCCCCCAGCGGCATAGCATCCGCCTTTCCCCGTTCCAACTTTCTTTTTCCCGCTACCGTGCGCCACGAAAACCACGACAAAGTCCCGGTCCCCGCGGGCACATAGCGGCCGGCCGTTCCCGCAGCGCTGGCAATTGAAATCCTCGCTCAGCTCAGCAGGGCAGCGCACGAATTGCACGCCCTGAAACACCCGCGGCCACGTGTCCACCGTATCGGCCGGGGCAGCGTAAACCGCTGGGCGGCCGGATTCCACCGCCAGGACGGCGTCCCGCATATCGTCGCAGCTCGAATTGATAACGGTTTTTCCCGGCTTAGGGTGCGGCAGCGCCGCGGCCGGGAAATGCGAATAGGTCCAAGCTAGGCCACCGGGCGGGACCGCGTCCACCAGCGCCGCGAGATATTCCGCGTCCACCGTGTGGGCGCCGGTTTCATTTTTAGGGTGCAACGCGCAGCTTTTCGGGCATGTCCCATAGGTCTCATGTGCACCGCTACGGTAAGTAACGGCTATGGGACCGGTTTTCGTGTTGCCGGATACGGCTACTGTCTTGATCATCGCTCTATCCTTTCTGAGATGACGGCCGCAGCTTAGCCCGCGGCCGGCTCTGTCGTCAAGCGGTTTCGAATAAACCCATGCGGGCCATATCGAACCAGTGCCCATTGTCCGTGAGGGTCCAATAACCGCCGCTGCTGCGATCGATAAGCCACCAGCGGGAATCCTCAGCGGACCAAAAGAAAGAAAGCCCGCCCTTGTTCAAACGGTCCAGCATGGCGTCAGCGTGCCGCTCGAGCTCAGCGGCCTCATCGGGTGACTCAGGGACGGGGAGTTCAATCCAAACTCTCATGGTGCTTCCCCTGCGTTGAATGTGACAATGCCTTGATAAAAGCTCGGGATCACGTACGTGTAGCCGTCAAGAGCAGCTTTCTCCCCGGCATTTTGAGCATCGGCGTAGTGGTCATAAGTCGCAATGAAATCCACAGACTCAAAGTCCGTGCGGTGGATACCGTTTTCCTCATACGTGGCAGCATTGCCCACAATCAAAACATATCGCATCGCTCTATCCTTTCTGAAGTGCTGCGGAATGCAGCGGTTCCCACTATGCCGGATCGTCAGGGTCCGGTCCAATTGGATTTTCTAATCGATAGATCCCGGCCGATAGCAGCTCGACCAGGGCGGGCCAGTCGATTTCCCGATCCGGCCAGCTCATGATGGGCGCTGCCCGTAGGCCTATCTCGGCAAGCTCGAGCGCCTGAGTGCCGGAATACAAGCTCAACGATGCCGGGCGGCGAGTCGATCCAGCATCGTGCACCAAAACAAAGCAAGAACGGCCGGCACGTGAGTGCCGCGTCATGAAAGCAATTTGGTGCGGCCGCAAGTCAACCGCAAACCCGCGGGTGATGGCCTTGAGCTCGAGCATGACAAACCGCGGACCGATCCCGACCAGCATATCCGGGATGCCCAGGTTGACCCGGTTTTCGATTCGCTCGACCGCACAGCCGTGCTCCTGCAGGGCAATTCGAACCCGGCGGGAAAGCCGGGCCTCAGGGGTTGTTGGCATCGGGAGGAACCTGCTCGAAGACGTCAGGCGGAGGGTCCGCCACTCCAGGGTCAAAAGGGGGATCCAGCTCTCGGGCGACACTTTCGATCACCTGCCCGGTATCGGCATCAATGAGGGCAGTCGGGGGCGGGCCGCCGTACAGCTTGCGCAGCTCGTCCAGCTTGCGCTGCACTTCTTCCTTAGACATCGAGTCGATGGTCCCATGGCGAATTTCCTTCCGCTCGACGTAGATAGTCCCCAGGGCCTGACCGCGGCGGTACTCCGCCTGGACCGCAGCAGCGAACGCACCAGCCTCGAGCGCCTTGTCGCGGATGGTCTGCAGGTCCTTCATGTGCCGCTCGTACGAAGTGTTGTACTTCGACGCCAGCTCAGCCCGGTAAGACTGGATCGCGGACACGACCTCCGGATACTCATCCGGGTTGGTCAGCTTCCAAGCCATCACCGAGGCGGACTTCGGGTTGTACCCAGCCCGGATGGCGGCCTCCTTCAGCGTCACCCGGCCGTCCCCTGCCACGTACTCCTGAACGAACTTCCATTGCTTGGGGTTCAGGGCCTTGTACTGCTTCAAGGGCTTGACCTGCCCCGTCAGCCGCTTGGCCGCCTTGTTTGGGATGACCGGCGGCACATTCCAAACGTCCTTCTTGGTCACTTGATCCTCCAAAGGCGGAAGCCGTCCTTATCCTTGAGCGGATTGGTCCGGCGCAGCGTGAAGACCCAGGGGGGATCCTGGAGCTTCGAGAACCGCCACGCGCAGGACCGGGCGCTGGCCGCGACCTTCTCCTGGTCCTTCGGGAAGAAGATGCTGTCGCCCGGCTCCATGTCCCGCAGCGGGTACTTCTGAACCGTCCCCTCTTCAGGTATCGGGATCCCCGATTCGATGTCCAAAGTGTCCATTCTGTGCACTCCAAGCGTGTTCCAACTGCAACCAGTGTAGCACGACCCAGCAGCCGTGCAACAGGGGCCCCACCAGCACCCAACAGGCACTCAGGGCAAACCCCTAGGTCCTGGCCTATAGAACTTTTTCAGGCCATCAACGAAAAAATTTTTCAAAAAAATAACCGCGCGCGACCCCCAGAAAAATTCATACACCTGTTCCTCCCCGTAATGAAACGTGATGCTCCAACTCATTGATTTCGTTCATCTATTACGCCATTACACCAATTACGCCATTTCCCACAAAAAAAATTAAAAAAACACCTCTACCCAAAAAAGTTCTATAGGAACCCCCAAAAAGCCCCGGTCCGCGGTCCATGACCCCTTTTCCTAGGTGTTTCCCCCTACGTCCGCGCACTCCCAGCCCACTTGACGATCAACACGCCATACCGCACAATAACAAGTCCACAACACCACCATAGGTGGAGATTAGAAAGGATAGACGCATGACAGATGACGCAACACCGGCCTTCACCCAGCGTGCGCTGGACGCAATGGACCAGATCACGACCGTATCAGACGACCTCCTGGACGTGCTGCCGGAGATCACAGATCGGCCATCGATTGGCATGTTTGGTTTGATGATGGCCGCGGCCAAGATTGGTGTGGCCCTGGCCCTCCCTGCGGAGAAGCTGCAGGAGGCCTTGTTGGCCATGTACACCGATGCTCAACGACATGAGAAGGAGCGTTCTAATGAGCACTAAGCCCAATGGCCGTGCGGTGTGGCCCAACTTCAACACGGTGGAGCTTTGGTTCGAGACGATGTTGACGGACAAGCCTTTGGTTTGTACTTTGGAGGTGGAGGAAGCGCGGGGTGACTGGCCAGCCACGTACACCCTGGTTGGCGTGACCTTGGGCGGCGAGGATGTCATGGGCATCATTTCCAACTCCGTGGTCGAGGAGATCCAGGAGGCG